CAACCTCGCTGTCTTCACCCAGCGACGCATCCCGCGCACATGGGTCGGCCACACCCTCCTCACCCCTGCTCGAGACATCCAGTACGCCTACAACCGTGCTCGCTCCACCATCCTCGAGCATATGCGCAAGGCTGCGAACGCCCGACTGATGGTCCCCGCCGGATCCATCGAAGACTCCGATGTCATCACCACCGACCCTGCGGACGTGATGGAATACAACGCTGAGCTGGGCGAACCGCATTGGCAGACCGCCCCCGACGTGCCACGTTGGATCAGCATGGAAGCCGCCCAACTGGAAGCAGAGATGGACGACATCTTCTTCACCCATGCGGTGTCTCGAGGTCAAGCCCCCGGCGACCGCAACTCCGGTTTGGCGTTGTCGGTGCTCGCCGAGAAGGACGACACTCCGCTCGGCCCGATGGCCCGCAACCAGTCGGCGATGTGGGCGCGGATCGGCAAGATGACGTTGCAGATGTATCGGGCGTACGCCTCCCAGTCGGGCATGGTTCGCACCCAGACGCTCACCACCCCGCAAGGCAACACCCTCCAGTTCGAGTGGACTGCCGAAGACATTGAGGAATATCCGCAGGTCAAAGTGCCTTTGGATGCGACCGCCCCCCGCTCCAAGATCGCCACCCAGTCGGTTATCACCAGCCTCGCCCAACAGTTTCCACAGGCATTCCAGAATGTGGACGGAACCGCTTTGGCGCGAATGTTGGATCTCCCCGACCCTCGAGGGTTCCTCGGTTCCACCGACCCGGATGTCACGAAAGCCGAATGGGAGAACGGTCTGCTCATGCAGGCTGTCCCCGTCATGCCCGCCGACTTCGACGACCACGCCAAACACATCGCCCAACACAACCGGGAACGCAAATCCCCTGCATACGAACTTGCGAACCCTGAAGTGCGTCAGACGATCGACCTGCACATCCAAGCCCATCAGACGATGGCCGCCGAAGAAGCGATGCAACAGATGGCGCAGATGCAACAGATGCCAGGGTCCGAAGCCCTGCCGCAAGCCAACGAGCCAGCCGGTTCGATGGTTCCCCAAGCAATGACCGGCCAGCCCGGCGTACCTCAGGAGATGATGCCCCAATGACCGACTTCGCCCCCGAAGGCGTGGTGGATGCCACCCCGACAGGAGAAGCCCCTGCCGAAACCCCTGCCGCCGACATCAACTGGCAAGAGAAATACCAGTCTGAGGTGCAGGACCGCATCAAGGAACGTGAACGGTACAAGCCGTTCGTTCAGACGTTCGGACGTATGCACCCCGACGACGCCCGTGCCGTACAGGAGTTCGCCACCGCTTTCGCATCCGGTGACACCGAAACCGCAGTCCGATGGATGGTCGACAACGCTCGCACCCTCGCCGGAGATCGCTTCGACACCTACATCACCCCTGCTCAACAGCAGGCGATCAACACGCAGGTCGCCCAGCAGGCGTACTCGGACGGCACCAACGCCGGTATGACCCCCGACCAGGTGGAACAGCTCGTTCAGACCCGGTTGCAGGAGTCGTTCCAGCAGATCCAGCAGGCGCAGGTACAACAGCAGTACGAACGCCAGATCGAGGAGACATTGACCCAGCATGGTCTCGCACCGGACACCCCGCTCGCAACGGCTGCCATTGTGGCCGCCTCAAAGCGATCCGACCTTGACCTCAGCGCAGCCATTCGTGAGGTGGAGGAACAAGTTCTGGCGCAAGCGCAACAGATCGCAACTCGACGCGCCGAAGCCGGTGCGAGCATGGGTGCGCCGATCGTCAACGGAGTCCCGGTCGTCTCGCCGAACGGACAGCAGATGACACCCCGTGAACGTGCGATGGCTCGCCTCGCACAGAACGGACTGTGACGTAACGTCAGCATAAGGGAAGGCACCCTTATCCTTTTGGGTGACCGCTGATGTCCCCGTCTGATGCGTTACTCTCTCCGCGTCAGACGGGGCGATTCCCTTGACAGCATCCGCACACTTGTGTGTATGCTTACACCTGAACCGGATGGTTCACCCCATAGGTACCCCCATTGGATGATGGGTTGAGACAGCCGGACGGCTACCGCTCAGACAGGTTCCGATTCCCCCCAATCAGATTCTCTCTCACGGAAAGCAAACCATCATGGCCGCAACCCTCTCCACAGTCGATGCCATCCTGAAGGATGACTACAAGGAATACCTCGACAACCTCAACGAGGCGAACTTCATTCTCTCGCAGGTCGAAACCCGCAAGGACACCGTGCAGGGCCGTATCGCCCGTCACGCCGTCCACTTGGGTCGCTCGTCCGGTGTCGGTGCTCGCGCCGAGTCCGGCACCCTCCCCACCGCCGCCAACCAGTCGTACGCGACGGTCCCGGTTCCGGTCCGCTACGTCTACGGACGCATCCAGCTGTCCGGCCCGACGATCAAGCAGGCTGTCACCGACCGTGGTGCTTTCATCGACGCGCTCGACGCCGAAATGGAAGGCATCAAGAAGGACGCGATGAAGGACGTGAACCGCCAGTTGTGGGGTACGTCCAACGGTGTGATCGCCCAATGCGGCACCACCTCGTCGTCCACCACCGTCGTGTTGGCTTCCACCACCGGAACCACCGCTCTGCGTCAGCTGTTCTTCGACGGCGGCATGGTCGTGGACATCGGAACGGTCGCTTCGCCCGCCACGATCGCGTCGGCTCGTACCGTCACCTCGGTCGACGAGACGAACAAGACGATCGCCATCTCGGGTGCTGCGGTCACCACGTCGTCGAGCCACTTCGTGTTCCGCGCCGGAGCCGGTGGAGCGTCCAACAACAGCGGTCAGCCCGGCGACGGACAGATCGAGTTGACCGGCCTCCAGACCATCGTCGACGACACCGCCGTGTTGCACACCATCGACCCGTCGTCGCAGCCGAAGTGGAAGGCGTACGTCAACAGCAACTCGGGTACCAACCGTTCGGTCACCGAGTCGCTCATCACCGGTTCCATCATGAAGGTTCTCACCAACTCGGGCAAGAAGCCCAGCCTGTTGGTGTCAGCCGAAGGCGTGAACCTGGCCATCAGCAACCTGCTGTTGAGCCTGAAGCGCAACATGGAGCAGACCCAGTTGAAGGGTGGCTACGCGGGCATCCAGTTCTACAGCCCGTCGGTCTCCGGCAAGGGTGACGAGGCTCCCACGGCCCTGTACGCCGACTTCGACTGCCCGAACAACCGCCTGTACGGTGTGAACCCCGAAGTGTTGGTGTTCCATCAGGTGGGCGACGGCTTCCAGTTCATGGACCTCGACGGCGCGGTGATGAACCGTAAGCCCGACCAGGATGCGTACGAGGCGACCCTGTATATGTACGGCGAACTCGCCTGCAAGCAGCGCAACGCCCACTTCGTCATCAAGGATCTCACCGAGGTGAGCATCTGACATGGCCGCATCCGTCAGCATCACCTACGGGCCGGAAGTCCCCGGTTCGCGCAAGGAAGTGTTCGGTGTCATCACTTTCGACTCGTCGTACCCGACGGGTGGAGAGGCTGTCACTCTCGCACAGCTCGGCGTGAACCGGCTCGACTGGCTCGAAGTTTCCACCGTGAACGGCAACGTCCCTTCGTGGGACGGCTCGACCTCGAGTCCGAAGGTCAAGTTGTTCTGGGTGGACACCACCACCGACGGCGCACCGTTGGCTGAGGTTCCGAACACCACCAACGTCTCCACGACGACTGTTCGGTTCCACGCCATCGGAGCCTGACCAAACAATCCCCCAAACGTTAGGGCCGGTTGCCGAAAGGTGACCGGCCCTTTCGTCTAGGATGACACCATGATTCGTGCAGCAGATTTGATGGGCAACGTCGCCGGTGGCGGCGAGATGGCAGAAGTGTCGTTTGACGTGTATGACATCGCCAACCGTATCCAGCGTGGTGACGAATCCGGGTGGCGTGGCGACCCGTCCGCATCCCTCATGTTCAACCCTCTGGCAGGACGGTTTGAGGTGTGGATGGTCGATGCGATGGGAACCCCATATGTGGCGTGTTCTCACACTCGCTGCGACCACACGCTGATCGTCAAACTGATCGAGGGTGACTGGCAGAAGGGTAAAGCTCTGCATGACGACCTGATGAAGAAGAACAAGCAGATTCGGGACGCTCACGAAACCGCGGAGAAAGAGAAAAGGTTGGAGTTGGCAGACAAACTGCATTGGGCGTTGGTGCGCGATGTGGGACACTTGGAAGGCTCCAACCGTCGGATCCACAGCATGAACGAGAAAGGCAAGTAGTGGCCTCATACACCGTGAACAAAGCGAAACACGCTGTGCTGACACCGAACACGGTGGACACGGTGTCGTTTGGCGACTCGGTGTCGTTTCTCATCATCTCGAACCGAACCACGTCCGGTTCCCCGATTTTCTTCACGTTCGGCGACCCGAGCAAAGGTGTCCCTACCCCGACGGTGAACGGCGACGACTGCTATGTGGTTGGCATCGGCATGACGCTCAGCCTGGTCGGCGACGGCACAGCCTCCGACGTGAAACTGATTTCCAACGGCGCACAGTCGTACAGCGTGATGGTGGTGTGAGATGAACAGACTTGAACTTCGTAACGCTGTGAAAGACCGGCTGGCCATCAAGTCGGATGGTTCCGGCAACAGCCTTGACGGCCTGATTACGAACACGTTTGTCAACACCAGCCTGAACGACGCTCTGAACCGGGTGAGCATGGAGCGCGACTGGTGGTGGCTTGCTTCGACCGCCAGCCTGTCGTTTGACACGGTGAACGGTGCCGCAACCCTCCCATCAGACTTCATGCGAGCCAACGAGCTGGTCATCAACTCGTCGCCCGCCGAATGGGTTCCCCTCGAGACGTTCCTCGACCCCACGTCGGACAACAGCACTTACGGGTGGACGATCTACGGCAACCAAGCCAAGATTGTCCCGGTTCCGTCCACCACCACCGCAGGCACCCTCTACTACTTCCGGTCTGAGCCAGCCCTCTCAAGCGACTCGTCCAGCCCTCTGATGCCGGTCGTCTACCATTCGGTGATTGTCGCCTACGCCTCCCATTTGTGCGCAGCCCGACGCCAAGACGAACAGCGAGCGTCGCTGTACTTGCAGGAGTACGGCACGTTCCTGAAGTCGATGAACGACGACAATCGGACGACAATCAAACGGCGCATCAAGTTCACTCGCGCCCGCGACTACGCCACTTGGGAGTAACCGATGGGTTCCTTCCAAATCGTCTACGACGACTTCTCTGGTGGCGAGTACATGGGGCCACGCTCCACGAACCTGCCGAAGAACACGTTCTCCGGTGTGAATGTTGCTAACAACCCTCACGGGCAACTGATGGCATACGGTACGGCGACGCTCGCATACACGGCAACCGCCGTCACAAACAGCACCGGCGCACAAATCCCCGACCAATGGATCATCGGGACAAACATTTATTCGTTCTGCCAATGGGATGTCAGTTCTACCTGGACCGCCAAAATGGTCAAGTTTGATGTCGCCAACGGAACCGTATTTCCGACACCCACAGCGACTACCACCAGTTTGACTGGGCAAATCGGAGGCAAGGTCGCCTACGACAATGCGTCCACCAAGTTCTTTTATGTTCGGGTGGACGGGGCGAACGCAGGGTTCATTCGCAGCGTCACTACCGGCGGCACCGATACGAGCGTCTCAACCGTCCTCGGTGGCACAGGCATCACCGACCTCGTTTCGTATGGATACCGGACAGTCGCCTACGGCCCAACCGCCAAACGCTTATACTACTCGAACACCGACCTGACAACATGGTCGACAAGCCAGTATTACGAGTTCTCCGGCGAAATCCTGAATGTGTTGCCCCGTTCCAACGACCTGCTTGTCGTCTGCACTACCGGCCTATTCAGCGTCGTTGGGGTACTCGGCTCGTCTGTGACCATTCAACAACTGTTGTCGTCAGCGAACACCCCTGAAGGGATGCGCGACGCCATCATCGTCGGTCGCCAAGCGTTCTTCCCTGACAGCAGCCAGTCCGGCAATGTTGATGGGCGCATCTACGTTCTACAAGGCACCAACATCCAGCCCGCTTTTACCCTTGACTACGAAATCGTGGAAGGTCTAAACACCGACGGTGGCCCGCAACAAATTAGATGTTTCAACACAGCTGACGGGCAGATCGGCATTCTCACAAAGAACGGCACAAGTTCGTACACGCGCCGCCCCGACGGAACATGGATGAGACACGCCCAACTTGACGGCGATTTTGCTCCCAGCATTGAACGCAACGCTGTCAGCCAAATGCACATGGGTCGCCCCGGACCGCAAGCACAATCCGAGTACGTCGTGTATGCGATGGCTGACGCGGGAGACGGATACGACATCAACTTTTATCGTCTCATCAACAACGTGACTGCCCCAACAAACACCGACTACGACTTTTCGCCTGCATCCACAGCATCAGGGTCAACCGGCTATCCGACAGGGACAGTCACCCTGCCCGAGTTTTGGCACAACAAACCTTTCACCGTCAAACACGCGATTATCGAATGGTCTGGTGACACAAACAGCACTCTGACAGCCCGTATCCGATCAACGGGCATCTTGGACACCGACAGCCTCGCGGCTTACACCGGAGGAACCTCGTCGACGATCACCACTACGTTGGGGCCAACTGTCGTTTATGGGGTTTACAACACCGAACGCTTCTACATTGACAACGCCCAGAAAGGCATGGGTGCCAAACTGATCCTCGGGCTTACACAATGTCGCGTCAAGCGTGTCATCCTGGTGTGCGAGGACTGAGATGCCGTTCGCATACACGTTCCGCGCCGACGACCTAGAGACAGTCGCCAACCAGGACAAAGACCTGCTCGAGAACCGCGATCGGGAACTCGAGTTGTACCTGAACCAGCCCAACGTCAAATTGCGACGGGTCGCAACACAAACAATTAGTCCTAGTACGACTGTGGCCGTCAGTTTTGATACTGAAGATTCTGATGACAGCGGGTTTTTCCCTGGTTCCGGCACAACGCTTACAGTTCCATCAGGAATGGGCGGTCTGTATGTAGTTGGCGGTCAAGTAAATTGGAGTGCAAATCCGACAGGTACCAATATACGTTTCAGGGTAAATGGCATAAGCTTTTTATTGTTGAGTTTCGGAAACGTAACCCCAGTCCAAGTTGGTTCTAGCGTCTACCTCAATGGCGGCGACACTTTGGATATGGCAATCACCCAGACATCAGGTCTAACGGCAACCGCTACAGCAACCTTCTGGTTGACCCGAGTGCTGGCATAATAGGAACGAAAGGAGCCTGACATGACTATCCCCCCGTCCCTCGCACAGCCGTCATTCACACAGGCTCCCATCGAGACAACCGACCCCAACGCGATCTCTAAGACAATCATGGACGCGAAAGGCGACCTGCTAACAGCCACCGGCGCAGACACCCCTGCGAGGCTCGCTGTCGGCACAGACGGACAGGTGCTCGTCGCCGACTCCACCCAAACCACCGGCCTGAAATGGGCTGTTGACCCGACCACCACCTCATTTGACGCTAAAGGCGACCTGCTGGTCGGAACCGGCCCTGACGCCTACACCCGTGTCCCCGTCGGCACCAACAATCAGGTGCTCGTCGCCGACTCCGCTGAAGCGTCCGGTGTCCGCTGGTCATCCGAACAAGACCCCAATGCGATCACCAAGAGCATCATCGACGCCAAAGGTGACCTGATCGCTGGCACCGCCGCCGACACCCCAGCACGACTGGCGGTCGGCTCCGACGGGCAGTATCTGATCGCAGACTCGACACAGGCGGCAGGGATCAAATGGGCGGCTCCCAACATCACGCTCGGCACCGAAACATCCGGCGACTATGTCGCTGGGGTAACTGGCGGCACAGGGGTGACTGTCACCGGGTCCGGTGGCGAAACGTCAACCCCTTCGATCGCTATCGGGCAGGCTGTCGGCACAGGTGACACGGTCGCCTTCGGTGGGCTGAACGTCGACTCCGGCACCCTGTATGTGGACGCCACCAACAATCGGGTGGGCATCAACGACACAACCCCGTCATACAGCCTTGACGTGACCGGAGACGGGCATTTCAGCACCGATCTGACGGTGGACGGCACCGTGTACGCACCGCACATCCACGGCGATCTGGCGGGCCTCGTGTACTTCCATGTGAAGAACACGACTGCTTCCACCATCCCGAACGGCACCCCCATCTACATCACCGGCACCGTCGGCTCAACACAAGTCGCCGAGATCGCCCCAGCTGACGCATCCAACAGCGCAAAAATGCCTGCGATCGGCATCACCGACGGCGACATCATCGCCAATGCGAACGGTCATGCGGTTATCGTCGGCGACCTAGACGGACAGAACACCAACGCCTACAGCATCAACCAGCCTCTCTATGTTGCTTCTGGCGGTGGCATTACCGGCACCCGTCCTACCGGTGCGTCCGACGTGATCCAGGTTGTCGGCCATGTCGCTCGAGTGAACACCAACACCGGTGGCATCGTTGTCGCCTGCGGACCGTCAGCGAACACTCCGAACACGATCTCGGTGACCGGCAACATCTCTACTTCCGCAGGACAGTTCAACGGGTCCGGGGCCGGACTCACCTCGATCCCAGCAGGACAACTGTCTGGCACCGTCCCCTCCGGCAACATCGGCAACGACTCTGTTGCGCTTGGCACCAAGACGACCGGCGACTATGTGGCGACCGTAGCCGCGTCCACCGGCGTGACTGTTACGGGCGGTACCGGCGAAGGGTCGACGGCGACGATCGCTATCGGACAGGCTGTCGCTACGACCTCGAGTCCCCAGTTCGTCGGGCTGACCGCCACCGGAACCGTGTCAGCGAACGCGGTGTCCGTCACGAACGGTGTCGGGGCCGCGTCGGCAACCATCACCGGCACCACCGCCACCTCGGCTTTGACGGTGGACGGCATCGAGATTGATACGACCGGAGCGTCAGCCAACCAGGTGTTGAAGTACAACGGCACCAAGTTCGCTCCTTCAACGGGTGCCTCGGTCACGATCTCCGATACTGCACCCACTAGCCCGACCCCGCAGGCCGGTGACCAATGGTATGAGTCTGATACGGGTCGGACGTTTATTCGCTACGACTCGGCGTGGGTGGAGATTGGTTCGACGGCGACGACGAATGTGAACGCTAATGATTTGTCGGGTACGACTCTTGCGTCGAATGTGGTGTCGTCGTCGTTGACTTCGGTGGGGACGATCACGAACTTGCAGGCGACTTCTGCGACGATCAACGGTTGGTTGGTATCCCAGCCTGGTTTGGTGTTGGTGAAAACTCAGGCTGTTGGGTCTGGTGTTACTTCGGTTGATGTGACTTCATGCTTTTCGTCAGCATACGAAAACTACAAAGTCACATACACGAATGGTTCTGGTAGTACGACAGGGTTGATTACGCTTCAATTTCTTTCGGGTTCTACGCCATCTACAACTGGCTATCACGGTGGGGCAGCGTGGATAAACGTGGGTGGTGGAACATGGCAACTTGCCGCTGATAACAACACAAGCCAATGGAACTATGCTGGTGGCACGGCATCAACTTATGCGTTTGCTTCTTTTGAGTTATTGCAACCATTTTTGGCTAAACAAACTGTGGGGAATGGCACTTTCAGTCAACTTGATAACGGGCGAACGGGTCAATGTTTTTTGCACCATGCTGTTGCTACGTCATATGACGGTTTGAGATTCGGTATTTCGGCAGGAACGTTGACTGGTGGCACGATTCGCGTCTACGGATATAGGAACTCATAATGGCGATTGACTTCCCGAACAGCCCGACCCTCAACCAGATTTACACGGTCGGCTCACGCTCATGGATATGGGACGGCTCCACATGGAACATCTATGCCAACGTCCCCAACCGCTACATCCAAGACGCACCCCCATCGTCACCCCAGTCAGGCGACCAATGGTTCGAGTCTGACACAGGCCGACTGTTCGTCTACTACGACTCGGCGTGGGTGGAGATCGGTAACGCGACTGATATTGCTGGGGCGTTGCAACCGGGGCAGGTGACCGCGTTGTCGGCGGTGACGAGCTTGACGACCGACGACGTGTTTCCGGTGGTTGATAATCCGTCGAGTGCGACGGCGGCGAACAAGATTACTTATGGCAATTTGGTGACGGCGATGTCGGCCAGTCTCGCGCCAGGTTTGGTGTTGGTGAAGACACAGGCTGTTGGGTCTGGTGTTTCGTCGGTAACGGTTACTAATGCTTTTTCCAGCACATACGACAATTATTTGATAACTCTCGTAGGTGGAACGATTTCTGCTGACGGAGACATCAACATCAAGCTGGGTGCTTCGGCTACTGGGTATTACGCTTTTCTCAACTACGGCGATTATGCCTCAAATACCCCACTTGGAGCGGCACGAAATAATCAGACACAGTTCAACTGGGTTGGCGGTGGAGCGGCAGGGCAACCGGCTCATGTCCATGTCCAAGTATTCGGCCCCAACATAGCCGCCTACACAAAGTTTCTCAATGGTACGTATCAGTCGGGCGGTGGGTATGGGACTGTTCAAGGCGAACATCGTGTAGCAACTGCCTACACCGATTTTACCTTGACTCCAGGTGCAGGCACTTTGACTGGTGGAACTATTCGCGTCTACGGATATAGGAACTCATAATGGAACCCGAACGACCCAACATTCAGATTGACGATCTTGTGCGCCCGATGACAGATGACGAGTATGCAGTTTGGTTGGAAGAACAAGCCAACTATGTGCCTGCGCCCTGGGTGGTGACTGATGGCGATTGACTTCCCTAACTCCCCCACCACCGGCCAAATCTTCACGTCCGGCGACAAATCGTGGATTTGGGACGGAACCGTCTGGAAAGCGTACGGTGCGTCCCTGTCCCCGACCGTGCTGAAAGTGGACTCGACGAACAGTCGCGTCGGCATCAACAACCAGTCCCCGGCTCATGCTCTCGATATTGTTGGCCGTGTTGAGGCTCGCGCCGCCACAACACAAGACGGAGTGGCGTTAGTTGGTCGTGCTGGCGGCACATCATCGTATGACGTTGTCCTAACTCCAACTACGTTGACGGCTGATCGGACATTGACGTTGCCCAACGCAACCGGGACGGTGGCGCGAACCGCTGATGTAGGGATGCGTTTCATCACTTCTGGAACATTCACTAGCCAGTCGTCGGTGAGCATCAACAACTGTTTCTCGTCTGATTACACGAACTACAAGGTTGTGGTCGGCAATATCACCCACTCAACGAC